CAAGAAAGAGCCATATATGTTAAGCGAAGAACAGCTGAAGAAAATCAGTTTATCTCTGACGAGAGGTGAACGGATTGAGTTAACGGCTCAAAAGGATGGCAAGGTTATCATAAGAACTGTTATCCGTAAAAAGATATAGCAATCATGCAATCGGGCATGACGGAGGACTAATAGGAGTCAACTTGGATTATTTCCAAGATGGCTCTTTTTTGTTTTGCATCACAAAGAACCGTGAGAGAGACATCCGAAGAAATGGAGGAGAAAGAATGGCCCTGACCAGACGTTTCCTGTCAGCACTGGGAATTGAAGCTGACAAGATTGATGAAATCATCACAGCACACACCGACAGCATCGAGGGATTGAAAGAACAGAGGGATAAGTACAAGGCAGATGCCGACAAACTTCCTGAGGTTCAGAAAGAACTGGATGACCTGAAGAAACAGGGCAACGGTGAAGATTGGGAATCCAAGTACAATGAACTGAAAACAGAGTATGACCAGTACAAGACAGACATCGAAGCAAAGGAGACAAAGACAGCCAAAGAAAAGGCTTATAGCGATCTCCTGAAAGATGCAGGAGTCTCCGAGAAAAGGATAGCATCTATCCTGAGAGTGACCAATCTTGACGATGTAGAACTTGAGGACGGCAAGATCAAGGGCTGTGACGATGTAAAGAAGAGCATCGAATCAGAGTGGTCTGACTTCATCGTTCGGCAGGAAGAACAGGGAGCACAGACCGCTACACCACCAAGAAATGATTTGGGTGGAGGAAGACCGACAGGTCAGTCCCGTGCGGCACAGTTGGCGGCACAGTATCACGACAACTTATATGGAGCAGTAAAGGAGGACAAGTAATGTCTTTTAATCTGAATGAAACTGGACTTCCGTACCCTGCAGGATATTTCCTTGCACATGAGGAGTGCGTAAGAGAAACAAGACAGATTCCTCAGGCAGGTGCAAGCACAGCACCTAATGGGGGTAAATATGTAAAAGCAGGAACACCGTTCCCATCTAATGATGCAAATGCTATTGGAATCTTATATGAAGATGTTGATGTAACTACTGGAGATATGCCAGGTTCTGTAGTTATGAGTGGCAGGATCTATGAGAATAGGCTTCCTGTAACACTTATAACTGCGGCAAAAACGGCACTGACCGCAAAAGGGTTTGTATTTATCACAGAGCCTTCAGTGACAAGACCTAGCGGAACTACTGGTGGAACTACAGGTGGTACTACAGGCGGAACGACCTGATAGTTGAGGTGATCTGATGCCGAGTTATGATATTGGTAAAGACATAGTTTGTGGATGGATTCGCAGGAACTTCCCGAAGAATTCCCGAATATTGGATGTTGGTGCGTGTGATGGTAAATGGAAAAGATTATTACCTGAATATGCAATGGATGCAGTAGAGGCATGGGAACCGCATTGTGAGAATATCAAATCAATGTATGGACAGGTGTTCTGCAAAGATGTCGCAAAGCTGAACTATGATCCTTATGATCTGATTATTTTCGGCGATGTGATTGAACATATGACTATATCTGATGCTCAGAAGGTTCTAAAATATGCATTTGGTAAATGCAAGGATATGATTGTTGCTGTTCCGTATCTGTATCCACAGGGTGAGATCGGCGGTAATCCTTGGGAAGTTCATAAACAGCCTGATCTTACGGCTGAAATCTTTGCTGAACGGTATCCCGAACTTGAGGTTTTGTATGACACGAAACAGAACTATTGCTTTTATCATAAGAAAAATTCGTTTGCCGCTTTATTGAATGACACTGCCAAAATATTGGTTGCAGTACCGACATACGAGAATATCTATCCTGATACCTTTAAGAGCATATATGAGTTAGACAAAGGCGGTCATGAGGTAGATTTTGATTTCATCCGTGGTTACGATGTAGCAAACGCAAGAAATCAGATAGGAAAAGCTACACTAGATCGTGGTTATGAATGGGTGCTGATGGTAGATAATGACGAGGTATTGCCGAAGGATTCACTGTTGAACCTTTTGGAAACTCAGGAAGATGAGCCGAAAAAAGGCATGACTGTTGGTTGGTGTTTATCAAGGCCGAGAGGGTCAGCAAATACCTCAGGAAGGACCACAGCATTCAAATTCGGTGGTAAAGATTATGTTGCCAAAGATGCCTACACAGCCAAGGAATTAAGGGAATTAGCTTCACATGGCAGGCATAAACTGCAGATAAGAGGCACAGGTCTTGGGTGTGCATTGATACACCGTAAGGTATTTGAGTTCATGAAGTTTCCGTGGTTCAAGTGGGTTGAGTACAACAACGGCTCTCAGCTATCAGAAGATTTATATTTTTGTGAGAAGTTTAAAGAAATTGGATTGCCAGTATTTGTTGATACGAGGGTGTCCTGTGGACATCTGATGCGATACATAGACTGGGCGAGACAGGAGGATTAATATGCCGAGATTTGAAAATAACGTGTTAGGTCTTATTCCTCAGGCAGAATGGCTTGACACAGGATTCAACGTAACAAGACCGAACGATCCGATTGACGGATTACTGGGTGACCTGAAAACAGATAACCTGATGGCTCAGTGGAACTCTATTGCCTCTGAGTATCAGATTCCTGTTATGGCACAGTTCCACGGATTTGACACGGAATCCCTGACAACCTTCCGTGCTCCTGTGGATAACCACAACATCGAAAAAGGTTTAATCAAAGTAAAAATCAACCAGTCCGAAAGGATGCGTGCTCTCCTGCGGTCAGGAGTCAGAGAAGATGCCATGTATGATTATGTCATTCAGGATGGTATCAGACTTGCTGATCAGGTATTTACACGTTCCAAGGTGGCAAAGAATGAACTCCTTGCTACTGGTCAGGTAACTATCAAGGAGAACAATCTTGATCTGACAGTTGACTATGGTGTTCCTGCATCTCAGACGGCATATACCCTTGACTTTGGGAAAGGTGCTTCTACTGATATTCCGTCTCAGATTCAGGCAATCGTGGATGATGCGATCGCAAAGGGAGTCACTATCACTGGCATCCTGACAAGCAGGACTAACCTGACCAAGATGCGGAAAGATGCAAACGTTCAGAAAGCTATCAATGGTAATGTTGGAGCAGGTGCTTTGGTTAAGGTATCCGACTTTGAAGCATGGTTAGCTGAAGAGTACGGCATCACTCAGATCGTGACCAATGACCTGACATATGGAGCATCTGCTACTATCGGTGCAAACGGAAGACCAGTTGTAACTACCGAGAGATACTTCCCTGCCAATAAGGTAACGTTTTTCGCTACCAATCCTGGAGGCAGGTTAGGTGTAGGACTTTGGGGCGATCCGCCTGAGGTTGATGCCGCACAGTTCTACAATGTATCCACAGAGTCCTCTATCTCTCCTTACGTTTATGTAAGCCAGAAGATGGAGTGGGACCCTGCGGTACTCTGGACGAAGGCAAGCGGTTTGTTCATGCCAGTGCTTTACAACCCGAACAGCTTATTTATCGCTACTACAGCTGAAACTGGAGGGGCTTGATGTATAAAGTCTTGAAGAGATTCGCAGACCTTGAAGACAATAAATACCTTTACGAGGTGGGGGACGAGTTCCCCCGCCATGGTGTAAAGGTTACATCCGAAAGGCTGAAGGTTCTTTCAGGGTCTGATAATTTGATGAAAACACCGCTGATTGAAGAGGTTAAGACAAAGAAAAGGACAAAAAAGAATGTTAACTGATTTATGTCAGGAACTGCGGAATTGGTTCTGTTCAGCAAAGTATAAAGGAAAATTCAATATACGCAATGGGCAGATTGATCTCAATGAGATGTTGATGGACGGTGCTATAAAAGACGGTCAGTACATCCGAATCATTGGGAGCACATTCAATGACGGAGTGTGGCAATACCCGACACAGATTCTGCAGGATGAGACATTCGAAGGTGTTGTGTGGGCATTGAATATACCACTTGCAGTGCTGAAGCTGTCCGAGGATATTGATGCTTGGGAAAAGAAATATAACAACCCTGACAGCCCTGCGGTAAGCCCATATCAAAGCGAGTCTTTCGGGGGATATTCCTACAGCAAAGCATCAAGCGGTAGTTCAGGCAACATGGTAACGTGGAAAAGCGTTTTCGCTGACAAGCTGAACAGGTGGAGGAAAATATTATGAGTCTTTTATCTGAAGCAATGGAAAAATGCGTAATGCTTGACAAGACCACACAGCCTGATGGGTACGGTGGAACGAAAGCAACCTATGTAGAGGGAGCGGAGTTTTCTGCCGCAATCGTGTTCAATAGTTCGATGGAGGCACGGACAGCAAGCAAACAGGGAGTGACATCCCTTTATACCGTCACTATACCAAGAGCCGTTATGATGGAGTATCATGATGTGTTCCGAAGAAAGAGGGATGGTAAAGTGTTCCGAGTAACCAGTGACGGAGATGACCAGTTCACACCGAAATCTGCAGGGTTAGATATGAG